TTTAGAAGGACGTAGTTGGCGTAAAGACTACTATGAGCCATAGAAACGTAATAGACAAGAAAATAGAGATGCTCTTACAGTTTCTCAGCAGGAAGAAGAAAAAGTCTTCTGGGAAACATTTGATGACTTTACAAAGTTTATTAAAAACAAAACTAATTGTTCTGTACTAAGACACGAAACACTTGAAGCAGATGATTTGATTGCAGGCTGGATTCAAGCACATCCTAATGATCAACACGTTATTATTTCCACTGACGGTGATTTTGCACAACTGATTGCACCTAATGTAAAACAATATAACGGTGTACAAAAAGTAACTATTACACACGAAGGTTACTTTGATGAAAAAGGTGCAAAAGTCATAGACAAAAAAACTAAAAAAGAAAAAGACGCACCTAATCCTGAATGGTTACTGTTTGAAAAATGTATGAGAGGTGATACTAGTGATAATGTGTTTAGTGCATATCCTGGTGTAAGGGTGAAAGGCACAAAAAACAAAGTAGGATTACAAGAAGCATTCGAAGATAGATCTACAAAAGGTTACAACTGGAATAACTTGATGTTACAACGTTGGGTAGATCATGATGGTAAAGAACACCGTGTATTAGATGATTACAATCGTAATGTAACACTTTGTGATTTATCAGCACAACCTGATAATGTAAAGCATACTATTCAAGATACAATTGAAGATGCTATTAAAAATCGTAAGGATATTAATCAAGTAGGTGTGAGACTTGTACAGTTTGCAGGTTCTTATGATTTAAACAGAATAACAGAACAGGCTCAAACATATGCTGAGCCGTTAAATGCAAAATATGGAGGTTAAATGTTAGCAAAACAACTAGTACCTAATAAATTTTGGATTGTGCAGGATAAAGGAAGAAAAGTCGGCACACTGCAAAAAGATACGAACTGTTATTACTTGGTAACAAAATTAGAAAAAATCAAGTTTGACAATATCGATCATATCTATAAAACGTTTGGTGAAAACTTTTTTGAAAAAGCAATGAGCGAAAAAGTTCAAAAGCAAGAAACAAACGAAGTATACAACTATCCTACAAGCACAAAACCTTATAGTCCTTTGTATAACGTTAAAGACGGACTTCCGCTTTTTAGCAAAAGTAAAAAAAGCAAGAGTTTGTATTGTGCAGGATATTACTGTATTCAGTTTGCTAAAGGCTGGGTAAAAAGTTTTTGTCCTAAACTAATAACACTACAAAGGTATCCGTTTAAAGGGCCTTTTACAACAGAACTTGAAATGAGGGAAACATTAAGCCGTGTCTCGAAAGAATCTTAATACACTTGCTATAGAAACATTCTTACAAGACGTTAGAATAGCACAAAAAACGCAGGCTAAGGAACTAAAACTTAACAGTAAGCAGTATAGAGAACTTGCTGATAGCATTAGTATGGTACTTGCAAGGCTAGTTGAACTACAGGATAGTCAACCTACACAAGAGCCTGATATACAAATACAAATGGACGGCGGATCACTATAGATAATGATAAATATATACGTAGTTAAAGGATACGTATATGAGTCGACCAAAACCAACAGTACTGTTAAAATACACTGATAAGAATACCTATAGATCAGAAGAGGTTCTAGCCGCAGAAGCCATTTGGGCAGTATTCTACAAAGGCAAGCCTTTTAACTTAAAAAGCAGTAATTCAGTAAGTCCTACACCAGGACCAAAGTATAAGAAGGTATCTTTTAGCAATCCAGGTCATGCAATTAATCTTGCTAAAAAATTAAACCGTCTTTTCAACTGTACTGATTTCACTGTAATTGAACTTACAAGCGGAAAAGTACTAAATGGATAAAAAGACAGCATACACTAAAACATTTCTAATAGCGGCGGAAAAGGACACCAACGAAGATGCTATTAAAAAGCATCATATGTTATGGTGGCAGAATATACGTGCTAAAGGCGATGCAGGGTTAAGATTAACACAAGAAGGCTTTAACTTTGTTGCTCACGAAGCCGACATAAAGGTGCATGAAATACAATTTTCAAACGACATACAGTTTACACCACAGGTATTCCTATATTTAGACGAGTTTATAGACTGTCCGTACTATGTAACTAAAAAACGCATATATGTACTAACAGAAAAAATGGCTCTACAACTTATGATGTTTGCTGGTGATATCAAGCAATATGGTCTGGCGAGAGCAATGGCCAAAGAAATTCCCACAGAATAGTCATTTTGGATAGATTTTTTCCAAAATAACCATATACATGGTTGACATATTCTCTAATGATGTTATATTAATATTATAGTTAGTTAAACAAAACAGAGGTAGAAAATATGTCAACACAAACAACAGAAGCAAGAACAGTTACACCTAATGAAGCAAAGGTGGCTCTTCAACACGCAATGAAAAAACAAAGACCCTTATTCCTATGGGGTCCTCCAGGCATTGGTAAGTCTGATATTATGCATCAGATTACTAGTATGCTTGAAAACGCATTTATGATTGATATCAGGTTGAGTCTTTGGGATCCAACCGACATTAAAGGTATGCCATACTATGCGGCCAATGACAACACGATGAAGTGGGCACCGCCCGTCGAATTGCCAGACGAAAAGATGGCAAAGAAATATAAGACCATCGTTCTGTTCTTGGACGAAATGAATTCGGCATCGCCGGCTGTACAGGCCGCGGCATACCAACTTATTCTTAATCGTAGGGTTGGTACTTACAAACTACCCGACAATGTTGTAATTGTAGCGGCTGGTAACCGTGAAACAGATAAAGGTGTTACTTACAGAATGCCTGCTCCGTTGTCTAATCGATTTGTACACTTGGAAATGAGAGTGGACTTTGAAGATTGGTTGCAGTGGGCAACAGAAAACAAGATTCACGCAGATGTAGTTGGTTACTGCTCTTTTGCTAAACAAGATCTTTATGATTTTGATCCAAAGAGTAGTTCACGTGCATTTGCTACTCCACGTTCGTGGAGTTTTGTGAGCGAACTTCTCGACGACGATCTGCCAGAAAACACGTTGACTGACCTCGTGGCAGGTGCAGTTGGGGAGGGGTTAGCAGTTAAATTTGCGGCACACCGTAAGGTTGCTTCTAAACTGCCAAACCCAACAGACATACTTGAAGGCAAGGTGAAAAGCATGGAGACAACAGACATCAGTGCTATGTACTCGTTGACTGTGTCTATGTGTTATGAACTGCAAGAAGCATTCAAGAAGAAGGACAAAGACTGGAACAAAAAAGCAGATGCTTTCTTTGGCTTCATGATGGACAACTTCGAGACTGAACTTGTGGTAATGGGAGTAAGGGTAGCAATTTCTACTTACAAACTTCCGTTTTCACCTAAAGACTTGAAGAACTTTGACAGGTTCCATGACAAGTACGGCAAGTATGTTTCGGCCGCTATGGCGTCCTAACTAACTATAGAGGGGACTTCGGTCCCCTCACCCTTTTCACTTTTAGTTTTCCATTTAGATTCTGTAATATAATTAACTGCATAGGAGTATACAATGCAGACAGAAGATTTAAAACTTTGGTTATCACAAAATGTTGATTGGAACAAGTACGTTACACTTGTAGATCAAATCGGTGATGAACTTAATGAACGCAAATTACGTTTTGATAAAAGCGATCTTTTTGAAAAAGCATTAGAACTTTTTAGTAATCAAGATCTACAGTATGTAAATCAAGAAGGTGTAGATCATATTGGTCCAAACAATGTTACTATCGAAATGAAATACACAGATGGCAGTTTGTTTACTAAAAAGAAAAAACTACCAAAGAAATATGTAGCAGATCTACAACTAATGAACAGTCGTGGTTCTAGTGAAGGTAGAACACTGCCTGATACGTATGCTCAATTCTTGCTCATTTGTGATCGCGAAGCAGTGGGTCTGATATCCAAAGAAGATCTACTTCCTTATGTAGTAGATGCAGGTGATGGTTTAAAAACCAGCAAATTACCTGCAGAAAAGATACAATATGTATTTGTGCCGGGCGAGTATAAACCACTATATGTAGCCGAAAATCGTTCATATAAAAAAGCCAAAATGGATATGCAGAGCCAATTTTTAGCACAATTCTAGTTGACAAATACCTATTTGATGCTATACTTTAAATATAGTTAGGAGAAAATAATATGTCACAAGCAACAACAGCCGTAGAACAAACAATGTTAGATGGCAAGATCTATGAAAAGAATCCCGAAGTCAACGGTGCAAAAGTTTTAGAAAAACTTACTACTGCAAGAATTGGTTTGCTAATTCGTCAACCATTCTTTGGTAATCTTGCAACACGTTTAAAAATTATTGACGCAACAGACTGGTGTGCTACTGCGGCAACTGACGGTCTTAACTTCTACTATAATGAAAACTTTGTGAATGAACTTTCACAAAAACAAACAGAGTTTTTGTTTGGACATGAAATTTTACACTGTGTATACGATCACTTTACAAGACGTGATGATCGTGAACCACAGATTTACAACATCGCGGCTGACTATTGTGTAAATGGTGATCTTGTAAAACATAAGATTGGTGAAATGATTACTCAAGTAAAACCGTTTCATG